AAGATTGGTTGTGAATTCTGTCAGAGTTGTTCAGCAGCACGTGCCTCAACTTCATACGGATTCATTTTATAGCCATATCTCAGAATCCAATAACTGTACTTAATCAGGTACACCAGCTTTCCATCTCTCTGCATTTGCTCTAAGTGCTTACGCTCATGCCTGATCAAAGCTTGGTTCAATTCATGACCCGGAGCCATGTAGACCACATTCCAAAAGCTAGTCCAGCCTTGGAAGCCACATGCCTTCATGTAGAGCAGGATCAGGCCAGAGGCAGTACGAATCATGGTTGGGCAGCAGCTTCCTGTGCAGCCTTGTAAGCAGCCACAACGTCAGCAGTGTGCGTTGCCGCACAGATGGCCTTCACACGGGCATCCTCGGCGCTGTAGTCATCACCAGGGGCAACAACGTGGCGGTGGAACGTGCCGCTGATCTGCTTGCCATCTTCCATGATGGCGGTCTTAGTGCGAACTTGCACTGCACCAGATTCAACTACCTCGATGCGGTCAACGATTTCAACTTTTTCTAAAGCCATTTTTATCTCCAATAAAAATCAAGAAATGATAATAGGTAAATGACGGTTGACCAAAAAGCCAGCAATGCGAATGCAATGCGAACGTAGATGGCTTTGACGGTCATACAATATTCATTACAACATTGTCAAAATAAACAACATTGCCGCCAGGTTGCACGTTAAGTGTAATCGTCACAGTTGCAGTACCCACAGGAGCATATTCAGATGCTTCAGTTCCTAACTGATCCCATGTGCCAACTGTTATGTCGCCATCACCATATGTTGCCAAAGTAGTGCCATCTGCGCTTTTAAAAACAGTCTGAACATAATCCCAAGGCGATCCAGAAGCAGCGGTTGTTAACCGAACCCACGCAAATACAGTAACCAATTGACCCGGTAAACAAGTCTGAGTTTGTGTAACATTTATGCCGCCACCAACAACAGAAGTTGCAAGCAGGCCATAAGCCCCAAACTTCAAAGCTGTTGCACTGGCTACTGCGGTTGATCCTGCCGTTCCATAAGGCGTAACAGTCCAGCCTGCCGTTGTTCCTGTCTCAAAATCCCCGTTGTAAAGAGCGTTATTAAGATGAGAAATTGTAGGTTTAACGCCACCGCCTAAAGGCAAATGGGATGAACCAGATGCTAATACTCTGCCAGTACCGCCCACAAACTCTCTATATCCTATGGTGTCGGCTACGTTGTAATTGTTGATGTCAGGCCATGTCGAATTAACAAAATTCAATGTGTTGTTGGCTAACACATAAAACAATGGGTCTGTCCAAGTAGTGGGATTTATTGTAATTGGGACACCGAACAAATTAACTGTGTTGGTATTGTTGTTGGCTGCCGTATTTGCAACTCTGATAAATTGGTAAGCCAGTGCAGAGCCTGGATTTTCAATGTTACCACCGTAAATGTTAACGGTATTAGAGTTGCCTGTTACCCACAAACGGGTGTTCAGCAAAGAAGTGGAATAGAGATAAATCTGATTTCCAGTGCTATTAACTTGGAAGTCTCCCCCATCTGCAATTAGACAGTGGCTGAACATGACAGACTCGCCCTGATTAGTTCCTGGCCCAAACAAAATGTTTGTTGCGTTACCTTTAAGGAAAGAACAATTCACAAACGACATGCGCCATGTATTTGATTCAAAATACAGGTTCGTGTCAAAGTTGTAGAACGAGCATGATTCAATCTTGAACTGGCATCCGTTTGTAAATGTCGGATGGTATGCAAGCATTCCGTTAACACCAGCATCTGCACCACCAATAAAAATCAAACCTGTTATGCCGTGGGTTGTGTTTTGGTAATGAGAAACTGGGTACGACAGAGATGAGAAAACTTGAATTGCGTAGTCTGTTGTAAGGGCCGTGCAGTCGATCTTGACGTTGCCGTTGGCCGCAATTGACATCAACCCGAGGTCAACCTGCAAACCATTTGAGTTGCTTGGGGTGATCAGCTTATACGTTCCTGCTGGGAACACCAATGTCGTTTTTGCTGTTGTTGCGGCAGCAATTGCAGCTTCAATTGCAGCGGTGTCATTTGTCACACCGTCACCCACAGCGCCGTAGTCGAGTACGTTTAAGCACTCGCCTTGAATCATTGAATAGGATACTTTTGTGAGAGACATTTTTGTCCTTTATGCAACAAGATAGCTGCCAGAAATCATCAGGTAACTTCCAGCACCCCATGCTGTATCAGTAAAGTTTGCATTTGCGTTGCCCGCTACGTCAAGATTTTTTAACGCAATAGTAGAAGAATTTTCAGCTAAAAACGGATAAATTGCGCCAGTGACACCGGCCATATTTTGAGCATTTACAGTAAACATAGAGCCGCCATAGGCTATGTTTTTATTTGTAAATGGCAATCCGCTAATAGTGGCCGCACCAGTCGAACTTCCTTTGTTACTGATCGCCAAACCAATTTGTATCATTATCCGATTACCAATTCTGGTGTAACGGCACTCTTGTATAGCATAAACAATACCAACGCTTGCACCACCAAAAGCCAAAGTAACTGTTGAAACACCTTCCTCATAATCACTCAGCAATTCGCTAGTCATTCCAGCAGGATGTGATGTGGCAGAAAAGTCAATGCCTTTGCCTGCTGTGCCGATGACTAGGTTACCTGTGGAAAGGGTTTGATCACCGGTAAACGATTGGGCGGCATCAGTTCTAGCAGCAGTAAAATTTGCGTCTGGAACTGTTACAACGCGAGTAGACGCAGCCGCAGGGCCGGTGACTTGCAAAATGCCTGTGGTCGCATTGGCGCGGATGTTGCGAACGGTTAAGTCATTGGTAGCAACTTTGACTGTGGCGCTTGATTGCACAATCGGCAAAACCTCTGTACCCGCAAGCGGTGTTGATGCGGAGGTTAACGCAGAGATTTTTTTATCAGCCATAATTTTTTCCTAAGTTTATGCTGGATCAGTTTTTCATGTACACAAGGATTAGGCCAGAGGCGGTGCGGGTCATGGTGTTAGGATGTGTTAACACAAAACAGCCCGTACCTAATGTTTCGTGGTGCGCCAGCCGTAACTCGAATCTGCATTCCCGAGTTGTAACGCATTTCAAAATTTGCAATGTTTCCCGCCAAAGTTGGCGATACCGTTGCGCTGTCTGCCGGTGCGTAAGATACGCCACCAAGTGACGCATCCCTAAATACAAACAAACCGCCAAGAACACCAGTTCCAATGTCAACCCAAGTGCCATTGACTGCACAAGCCACAATGTTGCTGGCGCTGGCGTAGTAAACATTTCCATCTGCATTAGTACCAACACGAGAATTTAAATTAACAGAAGTTAAAGTTCCAGAGTTGTATGTTGGCGAAAAAATTGAATACGCGCATCCGCTTGCAATTGCAACTGTTGCCTTTGTCGGGCCTTTTGTTCCATTAATAGCAAGTGAGCAATTGGCCGACGCGTTAATGTGATTTGTGGTGCTGGCGTTTTTTGTGATCTCACCACCAACAATAGTGATTTGACCCTGACCTGAAAAATCAATTAGCGGCGTAGCACCAGACGATGCCGCTTGAATAATTTCAGTCCCACTTATCGTGACTGTTGCATCAATCGTGTTTCCAGCCGGTACTTGAATGGCGCGAAAGCCGTTAAATTCGATATGGCTTGCTTCAATATCAAGGCGTCCTTTAGTCAGCAGAATTTGAGAGCCAAGGTTGTAGTCAACGGATGTGTTCACCAGTTTTGTGGTGCAGCCTTCCCACTCAAGATCAAGACCATAAATCAGGTTGTTATAGATTGTGCTGTTGACAAACGAAAGACGTTCTCCAGAGTTTGATAGCCCAGGGGGATATGGCGTTCCTTGCGGAGCCAAGAAACCAATTCCATTGGTGTGCAAATCGCAATTGTCAAACGTGATGATGTAGGCGTTGTTGCCAATTTGACCGCCGTGCTTGAAGTTGTAAACAACAACGCCTTCAACTTTTATGTGTGATGCGCCCGGCTCTGCTGCTGAATTAAAGTAAAGACCCGTGCTTGTGCCGGTTACGTTGGATGGGCCTTGAATAATCAAGCCACTCAAAACAGTGCCAGCTTGATAGTACGGAGAAGTTGCGTCAGCCGTGCCCGTAATGGCAATAGCTGTTGAAGATGTTCCAAGACCTGTAAAATCAAGTTTGGCAAACATTCCTTCTACGCGGCATTTGGATACATTGAGCGTTAGCGTTGTGTTGCACTTGTAAGTACCAGCGGGAATCTGCACAACGCCACGGGTAACCGAATCAATCGCAGCCTGAATAGCAGCCGTGCTATTAGCTACACCTGTAGGGTCTGCCCCAAAATCCAACACACTCACACTCTCCCGCAGCTTGGCCTGTACTGTAGTGGGTACGGCGCTAGTGCCTGCTTGCAAGAATCCAACAGTAGAAGAACCACTAGACAAAGCAAGATCAGTGACAACTTCAGTAATGGCAGCTTGTACGTTGGTTGCCGTCAATGCCCCTACAGGCGTGAATTGGACATTGCTGGCAGCACCGTAGTAAGACAAAGGCAGTGCTTGTCGGTACTTCACCAAGATGATGGCGTTTAAAGGGGCAGCAGTGGTGGTTGTAAGCGTTGTTCCTGATATGGTGTAGTCAGTGGTGGGAACTTGAGTTACACCGTTTATGGAGACATCTGTATTGTTGACAACAACGGGATCATTGGACAACGTCCATGCCACTGTAGAGCCATTGCCTGTAAACACATCTGCATAAGCAGTAGCGTATACCGATTGAGAACTGATCAAGCCTGGGGAAGTCCAAGTGATAACAGTAGGGTTGCGAGAATCAATAAACGCAACTGAAAACCACAAGCTGTCTAGCGGAACTCCACTAATAAAATTAGACCAACCAGCAGGAGCAGTGCCGGTATTTAAATTGAAATCCCAAGAACCACCAGTAGGAGTAGCAGGTGTACCAGAAGAAGTGATAAAAATAAACCATTCAAAATAAGTTTGATTGATAACAGTTGGATTGTTACCAGTGCCAGTGGCAATCCCATACAGACCACTTGATTCTGGGTTGCTCCCAAATAGTGTGCCAATTGCCATAATTTATCCTTACTTGATCACTTAAACGAATATCTGTACGAGCGAGGTTGGAATTCAGATGTTAAATGCTGATCACCACCACGCCATTTGTCCTTAAAGTTTTGATCTTGAATTAAGCCATATGCAGCATCAAAACGGACATCCCACTTTTGAGACTCACTTGCATTTTTGTTTTTATCATAGTACGCAGATAACGTAGCGTACAGATAGCCTTCAGGAAATGAAGCAAGAACATCATTGTTCTGGGTAATAGGATACAACGCATCAGTAGTAGGCCCAAACAAGAATGGGAACGTCTTTTGGTAATACGCCTTGATTACTACTGCATCACCAGGGTTGGGAGTAAAGATGTATTTGCCACCAACTTCCGAAAAGGAAGCACGAATCACCCTTGGTACACCAAAAGGACGGATGTAAAGTTGGTCAATCATCCTGCGTCGAATGATCTCTCGATCCCCAACACGATCATAGATGATCCACGGTCCCATGTTGGTAGCATTAGCAGGTTGATTCTGAGGTTGGGAATCTTGAAAGAACAAGATAGGCCAATTCATGTCCGTTGGAATAGCTGCCATTCCCTGGGAATCAGTAGTCAGAATTGTTGGAGCAACTAAATCGTATGGGTTACTACGCAAAGCAGGCAACTCTACTGTCCGCATTTTTAGTTCTGCCAACTGAATGCTGGTCATGATTTCCATTGAAGACTGAGAAGGCAGCTTCAGGATGGTTGCTGGATAGGTCAGATTGGCCCAGATGCCATCAGGATCAGATACCGTGATGGTAGTAGCATTGACTGACAGAACCACCGTGTACGGCAGCATGGTGCTTGTGCCGATGAAGTCTCCCGGCAGAACAAAAGTGATTGGGTTAGCAGAGGTTGTCAGAACTGGCGTACTAGTACCAGATACACCGCTAACCGTAATTGATAAGGCTGAAGGTATCGCTCCTACCCATTGTGCTATGCGGCTGACTAAAGCGTTTGCAGATTGGATAAAGATACCGGACATAACTGACCCTATTTGGTAGGTATAGCGGGATTATAGGGGATGGGTATCTTCCCGCTAGGGTGACAAACGAAATCGCTGTAATCCCGATTGACAATAGCATAAAACAGCATTTTGTCTTTCTTGTCCTGCTTGATCAGTTCCCAAGGACGGTTGTTAAACCATTTGGAACTAATCTCATGTGCAAAACATTTAGGCAACTCCATCATGTGAGCAGTACCAGCAAAGAAGGGATTATCTGTCCCATTTTGCTTATAGAACTCACGCAGTTCCTTGCATTTTTCTCGAATTGATTCTACGTTCTTTTGATCATACTGAACATAGCGTTGTCCATTAAGAGCGCCAACTTTGTAATCAATATTGGGGGTCTTAAAGGTTTGTGACCATGTACCAGATTTGACTTCGTTAAACAACTTGTCATTGTGGCGAAAGACACCATCAATACCTGCCTCAAGAATACCTTGTGTGTAGTATTCTTCGTTAACTTTTACATCATCATCATTCATATTTAATCCCATAACAATACCTTACCAAAAGAGCCTCCTTGTGAGAAGCCCTTTCAGAAAGATTAGTCTTTAGGAAGCAACTCGATTGTGAAGCCTTCAAGAATGATGTTATCCGTTGCTGTAGCCAAATCACCAGTAATGGTAATTGCCTTGTCAATAGATGTATCAATTGCAGTGTAGACAGAAGCACCAGTGGCTGCACCACCAATCAACTGGCTAGTCTGCACATTCAAAACACCACGATTACGGATGGAGTTCATAGAACTGCCGCCAGTAGAAGTTGTGTATGAAGATGCCGTACCGACAGCAGTACCACCCAAGTAAACGGTTCCTGCTTTAGCACCAGCAGAGTTGTTGGTAGCCCAGTTTGAAGTGACAACAATTTGACCGTTGTTGCCCAAATCACCAGCAGGCAGTGTTACGTTGATCAACGTAGTTTCAGTGGTAGAACCAGTGAAAGAAGCATTTGAACCCGTAACAGCAGTCAGCGTACCTGATGGGATTACCGGAGTAAACGCAACAGCACCAACACCGTTGGCAACACCGTATTTACCAGCATAAACAACCCCCACAGTAGTGCTAGAAAACACTACGTAGTAGATGCCGCCAGTTGAGTCACCAGACACAGCCGAGGCTGGGAAGTAACAGAAAGCAGCAGCGTAGGTTGTTGGCAAAGCAGTACCCAGGGTAACAGTGCCGTTAGTAGCAATAGTGCCACTGTTAGCAACCATAACCGGAATACCAGATTCGCTCAAAATGCGGGGGAAATATTGAACTTGGCCTTGAGTGCCAAGAACGCCAGTAATGTCACCAGTGTTGACATCAGATACGAAAGAAGAATTGTATTGTTTCCAAGACATAGTAGGCATGATTTTTTCCTTTGAA